TATTCTTATAATCGGTATTGAGGTAATCTCCATCCGTCTTGTAAGTGAATAAATATTTTTGCGGGAGGCTTATGTTAGACTTAATCTTATAGGTATCTATATCAACTTTTCGAGACCAGTCTAACGCGTTAGTAGCGATACCCACCGGGTTAGTCAAGGCATAGTAATCGTCGTATTGCATAAAGGTAATATGTTTTTGTCTATCACCCGCGGGGTACGCGTATAGGTTCATTGACTTAATAATACCTTTAATAAAATCCATTTGTCCGACGCCTTCAGGCGCTACAGGTACGATAGTATCGCCTACCTCTACCTCAACATTATACAGTGTCCCGGAGGGATGAGGTACAGTTAAAGTACAACTCGTCAAATCCATTTGACCCTCCGCAAAATTTCGAGTTCCGAGTACCCGCACTATCAACTGTTGACCCGCTTTTATAGAGGTAACGGGGCTGGTAAAATCTATATTGAATGTAACAGGTACGCCTACCGCGCCCGTACTAAAGGTCTGCTCCGCTACTACTTGCAATCCGCTAACCCATTCACGTACATTCGTACTGTCTTCTACCGCGCCGTTAGCGGGTCTATCTCTTAGGCATAGTTGAAATCTGAACGTAGCGTTATTCGTAGCACTAAACTCATTCTCTACCGTTCCGGTAGCTTGCACCCTCATAGGCACGGCGATACTTGATTTAGACCTTATAGCGCAATGTATACGTTGAGCAAATGGAATGTTACCGGGGTAAGGGTCGGTATTCGGGTACGCCTGATTATCCCATTCAAAACGGTTTGTATTAGTTGCTGTATCAAATCTTATTACGGATTGATATAGACCCTCCTCTCCGACTACAGAGGGTGCTATGTTTCCCTCCGCATTTATTCTAACCGGGTTGCCGTCCGAGTAGCCGGGTAGTAGCGCACCCCATAAATTTTGGTTAACCTGCGAAAAGATACAGCAAGTGCCGCTTTGTAAACTTACTAAGTCTTGCCGCGCATCCGGTACAATCAACTTATTAAACCGTGATATAAAATCAGCATTGCCAACTAACTCATACGTATACCCCGCGTCTTTAAATATACGATTGAAGTATTCGCGAACATATAACGCGGGTCTATAGTTCTGCATTTTAAAGCGGGCGTAGCTTTGGTTTAACGCGGCTAACGCGAACTTCTCGCCGTAGTCAATAGTCGGATATACGTAGCCGGTGCCGAACGCAAAAGGCTTTGTATACGGCGCCCCGGTTATAACGTTTTTCCAATAGGTGCGACTATTACCTACTGCATCCGCTGTACCTGTATCACCGCCCCAACTATCTAATACGGCAAGGCTACTAAACGTATGTTCCATATCGTACAAGTTAAGGTCGGTTAATTTACGATCGGCTAACGTTGTTTTTAATCCGACGAATTGCCCGGTAATGGTAGCACTGTAATAGATAGTACCCCTCTTAACTTGTATCTCTGTTATAAGGAGTTGCCCGCGAAGTATGGGTATGAAGTTATCGTACACGATACAGTCAACTGTACGTATAGGCGAGTAGTTAAAGAAAAGTTTATTCGCTACTGTAAAGGTAGTACGACGGTCTATCATGAATAAAGAGCCGAACGCCTGATTATTTCGCGGCGTACCTTTTAAAATTATGTTCTTAGTAATACTATCCTTACGACTGCTTATGTCCGCTATATCCGCTACTAAGAACGTAGTCGTAATGTCTATATCCTCCGTATCAAGCTTCGCGAAATTAGTTACCGTTGTACTTTCGTATATCGCCCACGCCCGCGACGCCCGCGGCAGTATCGCAAGATCGCCGAGTACTTGCACCTTATACGTTAGTGTAAGGCTATCGAATAGTATTGCTTGTACCGGGTATGCCGTGCCGCCGTTGATCTTTACGTACATGCCTTGTTTATATTCCATGATCCCGGAGTAATACAGGATAAGGGTATTAGTCGCGGGTACGAGGGTATCAGTAGTTTGCGAATATGTGGCGCTTACATTGATAGTCGTTAGTTGCTCGCTTAAAAATATTTCCTGCATAGTGTTATAGATTAAAGTCGGGTGTAAAGTTCTCGCCTAATTTAAATTTCAATTGTTTAATGTTAGGCGCGGTTAAATGGATAGACTGTTGTACGAGCATGTCAGTATCTACTAATAGCGTCGGTATGAATTGAGACGGTGTTAATTTTATCCACGTTTGCGGGCTGTATATAATAGACGATAGCCATAGTGCATGTATATCATTCATGCTCCGGGTATATGCCGTAGTGCTTTGGCTCGTACCTGTATTTATAATACGGTCTTCAATGTTATACGATATGTCGCGGAAGTTACTATACCTCCCTGTAGCACTATCATACTGTACCGGGCTTTGCGCCATTAACGCCCTTTCGGCGGTAATAGTATCTTCAGGATGTACGAGAGTATAAGAATCTATAGCGCCGAACTTGTTAACCCAAAATATATTTAATGAAGGTTGATTGCAAACCTCGTCAATAATATAAGTCATGGTCTCACTAATCGGCGTTTCTATATCGTCAAACGTTATAGTGCCGATCATGTAAAATTCATAACGGTATATATTTGCTATCGGCTGTGTAGCAAGCCCCGCTACTATAGCGGGCGACATGTTAACCCGGTATTGTTTTCTTACGGCGGTATTCACAAAACCTACATCTATTAAGAGGGTGTCAATAAGCGTACCGGCTTTATCGTAAAAGTTAACCCGGCCTTGCGGTGTCTCCGGGGTTGAGAGGCCGGGAATCGCCGCACCGTCTTGAAAGAAGTATAGGGCTTCGTCACTTTCAGGTAATACGTGTTTCACTCGTGGTTGAAATGTAGAGAACGATAGCAGCCCATCAATAGGGTTATGTGGCGTCCCGTCAAACGTGTACTTTGGTAACGTGTATGCCCTCATACTTATGTTATCGAGTTTCCCGCGGAAAGCGCCGCGCGGTTGACTACCTGTAGTTAACGTTGAGTTCACTACGGGCAAACCACCTGACAATATGATCTCGTCAATTTGAAGATAGTACGAAAATACTAAGCCCGTTTCTAACACTATCGTACTGAAGTAGTCGAATAACTTGTTAGCGGTATAACTGTGTAGTATCTCACCTACTTCGATAAAGTAACGTAACACGTTGTTAGGCGTTGGGTAAATACGGAGCGTGGCTATTAGGTTATTAGTCGTCTGCTCCCGGAGACGAACATTAACGTATACTGTACCGGCGAGGTTAGTATCTACTATATACATCGACGAGTTACCGGAAGGATGCATTAGTATTGGTTGTGCGATTAGTGTCAATGCCATGATTTATAAATTTAAGGTTACATCTTTAGGCGGTAGCCCGTTTATCACTTCAGTAATATTATTCGCTAAGAAACCCGGTATGCTCGTAGTAATGTCTTTAATGAGTTGCGGGATTTCTTTAGTATACAAGTTCCGCGGCTTTAACCCGTCTCTAAATACTTTCCAAGCAATCGCGCGAGCCGCGGCCTCTATGTCTTTATCGTCCCCCTCTAAGGCGGCGAAAGAACTACCCGCGGGAGTTTTACGTGTGTACTTCTCTTCGTTTCGTAGTTGTATGTTTTTGGTATTGATCCACTCGACGAACGCTTGCCACGGTGGGGGTTTATCTTTATATGAGTAGGGTGTATCGTACAGTTTGTTTACCGACCCGTTAACGCCCTTATCCTGAAATTTTAAATGCCGTTGCCCGTATATCTGTACGCCGCTTTCATTCGCGACTATGCCCAACTCGTCTATCTTGCCGGTAACGATCATTTGTTGCGATTCAATGTTGTGCTTTACCCTCTCGATAAACGCGGCGGCGGCATCCTCTATAGGCGACAAAACCGCTCCGAATAAGGAGCGGTCGGAACCGATACCGTCTAACGCATTTAACGCATCTGCTTTCGCCTGATTCGCGGCGGCTCTGCTCGCCTCGTTTAGATTCTTTGCCATTGTACTACTTGCTTTTAATTAACCTGATCTTAGCCCGGATTATTAACGCTATACCGGCAACATCTACGGCGGGCTTATCCATGATATCAAAGAAGGAACAGTTACAATAGTCCGCCGCTTCTTTCGCGAGGAAATGCCATCCGAATACTTTGTTTATTTTTTCGGCGGCGTTTTGCATTTCCTGCGAATACGCGGAAGCCGCGGCGACCCCTTCAGATTTTTTATCGACTGCTTTATTAGCGTCTTCGCCATGCGCCGGGTCGAACTTCTTAATAATGTTTTGGAGTACTTCAGTAATGTAAAAAAACGATTGTGCACCTCCTCGACACTTAGGGCGTTTACCTCCTCTTCAGTAATTGGTGTCGCGTTAAACGCGGTTATAATTTTAAGCAGGTTATTAACCGGGTCTTTCATAAGCGATTGAAGCGCGGTAAAATCCCGGTAGCTTACATCGTTTACGCTATGCACATCTTTAAACCATTGCGGCACGGCTTTGCCTTGCGGTGCTTTACCCATAAATGAAATGCGGGAGATCATAGCTTGCACTACGGGAACCGGCGTACGTTCGTGCAACTGATCGAACGGGATGCCGAGTAAGACCGCGAGTATGTGGATCGCCGGGGTGGGGTCTTCCGGTTCGGCCTCGTAGTACTTGATATGCTGAAGACAGCGGAGGTAATCACCTGCTTTAAAGTCATGCCACCCGGTCGGTAGCTGCTCTATTATCCCGGATATTACGGGATTTTCCGTATATATGTTTTTCTTATCCATTGTGCAAATATAATGTTTTAAATAGAAAATGCCGCACCTTAGAAAAGATGCGGCCTATTCAGCTTTACACGCCCGGAAGCCATGACGAAACCGGACATACTCTTTATAACAACGCCTTACGTTTGGCGGATAATTGGGGTTTTGTTTTAGTAGCTTCCCGGCGTTTCTTTTGCGCTTCGGCTTCTTTCTTTTTATCGGCTGGTTTCGCTTTAGGCGCGGTCTCCTTATGTTTAGGTGCTTTAGGTTTTGCTTTAACGGTACGGGCATCTATCATTTCCTGAAGCTTCTCGCGGCTACGTACTTGCACCTTACGGGTGCGTTCAAATGTAACCTTCATAGTAAAGCCCGCCGCCGCCAAAATGTAAGGGAGCGTATAGGTTAACATTGGGATTTGTGCACCCTGTTCAAACTTCATAAGGTTATGAGCGTGTGTACCGGAGGCCGCGGATAACTCGGCAAAGTTCATGCCGGTTTCCATACGAACTTCTTTCAATCCGTCGCGAAATTGTTTACGGATTTTTTCGCGTTCTAAATCCGCGGCTATATCAAGTGCGGAGCCTGTTTTAATTTCTGCCATTGTATTATAATTTTAGAGTGTTAATTAATGTCGCGGTAAAAGTACAACTAAGTTTTCTCTCTACCAACTAAATACGCAAAATAAATTATTAGCGCGGCGGCGGTAGATATGCAGGCCGCGAAGGTAACGAGTTTAGCTATAATAGAGGCTACCCACATTATGACGAATAACGCTACCATAACTATAATTATAAGACGGATCATACGCTTAGTTTAATGTGTCTTTATATACTACGGTTTCACTCGCAGGCGTAAACTGCATATAAACTTTCTCGCGCTTGATCCACACGCGAAGTACACCCATGTACTCGCCGTCTACGCTTATGCGCTCCTCGTATCTGTTCGGGTGCTTCCACTCTTCTAAGGGTACGTCCGCCCACGTAATACGGTCGCTATCGTCGGCTGTAGCAGCGCGCCCTATACAGTCGCTTAGTACCTGTTGTAAGAAATGGGCGCGGTGTGCTTCAAAGTACATGTACTTCGATAACTGTTGCTTCAATGCCTTTGAGATCGGCAAGTTTTCCGGGTTTGATAAAAAAGCTTTGTTCATTATGCAAAAGGTTTTTGAATGTTTGAAATGTTTAATTATGTTAACGTACTATCTGTAGACCGATCAACATATTCGCAAACAATAGCCGCGCCTTTAATTTCCTTACGTATCATCACCTTATCAATGAAATTACGTTTAACGCTATGCGCCTCTCTCCACGTCGTAAACTTAAACGCTTCCGGTTTGGTAAACACGCAAGTCATAAACTCGCATTGACCGGATCGCCCGAAACTTGATACGTGTTGCACGTCTACATCACCGTTAGTTATTGTGATTATGAAATACGTCTTAGCCATTACAAAAGTTTTGGGTTAATAAATTTTGAGATTAAAGCCTTAGCGGCGCGGAACTCCATTTTATAATTTCGATCTTCCGCTAAGGCCGTGTATAGGTCAAAAAGAGATTCCAGTAAATCAGGCGCGGCGCGTATTAACTCGGCATTCTTACCGCCCATGAGATACGCGATATCGTTCTTACCGTTGGTTAACATATAGGTTTCGCGTTCGTCGTTAGGGTTTATCTTTTTGAGTGACCACGTACCGGGACTTATCCCGGCGAGTTTCGCGATGTCCATGTTAAAGGGGTTGTAAGATTTTAATTGCCATAACTTTTTTAGCGTCCGGGTCGTTTGATCCTAAAGCCTCTTTCAATATGTCTTTAAGGCCTTTCAATTCCTCGCGATCCTCTTTCGATAAGTCGTTAAACGTTTCGTCAGTAGCACGGTTTATCTCTTCTTTAGCAGCGGCTATGTTTTCAGCTAACACAGCCTTACACTTACTAAAAACAACGCTCATATTAACCTCGTCTTCCGCGAGTTCAATAATAGCGCTATGCTCTTCGCTTTTAAGTTCTAACTTTTTACCCATTAACATATTCATAGGGTTAAGGATTTTAGATGTGTCAATCGCAGAGAAAACTACAAAGTACTTTTTCATGTTTATTTATTTTTAATTGTTAAAAGATATTGCAAATATACGCGTCTTTCGCGAACTACCAAATTTATTTTTCGTAAATGAATACAACGGTATCGCCCGGTTCAAACATTGTATACTTACCAACGTCTACCGCGTCGTATGAGCCGTCCGTATAGATAAGGTAGTACGCAGTATGTACGTCGGGCTGTTCATACATCTTACCGCGAAAGGCGTTATACCTGTAGTGGTACTCTGTCTCCGTACCTTCTTTCTTTGAACGGAGTATCTTCTTTACGGTGTACGTCTCGCGATTCTTTGACGCTCCGTCATTGCATGAAGTTAATAATGTTGCGGCGATTAACGCGGCGATAATGATTAGTTTCATAATTATTTATTTTAAAAGATATCGCAAATATACGCGTCTTTCGCGAATTACCAAATTTATTTATGCTGCCAACAATAACCATCTGTACCGGGTACCTCGCGGGTACAAGTGGCATAGGCGCTAATCTTATAGCCGCATGGGTGCGTAGCTCCTATGTTAGATTTCTTACAACCTGTAGCGAGAGCCGCTAACAATAATATGAGTGTTACCTTTTTCATAACTTAAAATTTAAACAAAGATACGCGTATTCCGCGAACTACCAAATTTTATTTTATAAACATTAAGAATAGTAGAATTAGTATAAATATGAAACTCGCGCTAAACGCTATACGGTAACTGTTTAAAAGACGTTCGCGGTCGTTAAGTTGTGTCGTAAGGGTGCGAACCTGAATATCATGTTCCAGCTTACGCCTGTCGTATTCAGAGGCACCCGTTAAGTATCTCTCGGTTTTAAGCGCCTTAACTTGCCGTTCTAATCTTTTGATCTCGGATAGCATGCCGGAGATAGAGTGCGCGTATGAAGGGTATCGTACGTCCCCGCTACCTCCGTTATACTTAGGCGACCCCTTCGACTTTTTATATTCCGATTTAGTATGAGGCTTGCTGCCGGTAGACTTACGCCTCATACTGTTGTAATCGTTTGCTACGTTGCGCGACCTTGCCGCGGAAGACATCGCATTAGATAGGGCTGCATTCCCAAAGCTACCAACTCCCATGTTATATTAATTTTTTAAGTTCAAACATTTGTTTAGTGTACTCACAATACGCAAAGTATATGTCTAACGGTTTCTCGCGCATTACGCGGTATACGTTTCCGTCGTCGCCCATATGTAAGCCGAGGGGCATACTCTCTACGGCGTACCTCATTTGGTTACCGGGCGATACTTGTGAGAGGGTAATAAACTCTCCGATCCTTATAGCGTTCATATAGGGTTATTTAATTACGGTTAAAGTTTTTGTGTCTAATGTAAAGCCTAACAATTCTATCACGCTTTTCATGCCTCCCGTAAAGTACCCCACCATATAGGGATACGGATTTTCCGGGTTACGTAGTTTGCCGTTTGTCTCGCCATCCCGTAAGGTTAACGCAATTAATTCCGCGAGGGCTAACTTTTGTTTCTTTGTCATAGCTGAATAGTTTTTATTGTTAATTATTGGTATATACGCGCTACTTCAAAAACCCAATGGTTTACCGGGTCTACCGCAAAGTGCGTATCGACCGCGACATAATGTACAGTGTCGTAGGGTATGTCGTTAACGTGATCGGTACAGATATCAACCAATACGGCGCGGGTCACATAGTGTAAATGTAAGTGCTTCGGTATTTTCCTAAGTACTTGATAGTCGCTAAAGATCGGTGCGTTTTTCATAGCTGAATAGTTTTTGTTGTTAAATATAGAGCAAAGATAAGCCCGCGAATAACGCGGGCAAAATTTATCTTGTTAATCGTTTGTTAAACTGTCGCGCCTTCCGCGGGTGCTTCATCTGCTGCATGTTCGATACTATGTCTCCAATTAGCCAAGTCTGCATCAGTTACTACCGCGGGCGCTTTCTGTTTAGGGTCGCTCACTACCGTTAACTTAGAGCTATACTTATGAAGCAGGTAATTACCGAACGATACTAAAGCCTGTTCCATCACGGCGTTATTGAATGCGGTACGTGTCGTAGGCTCAACAACATACAGTACTATACCTTTATCACTAACGCTATGCGTTAACGGGTGGTACTCGCCGGGTATGTTCATGCGGCTATCATATACCTGAAGTCGTTTGAACTCGGTAGCGTTATTATCGCCACCCTCAAAACTTACATTAATCGTACCGTCGTTATTCCCATACTCAACGCCTACGAGTGTCGCGCCTTTAGGTATGGTTACTATTTGAATTTCATTAGTACCGGCTTGTATGGTACGCGTTTCAATTGATCTTTTCATAATACTTATTTTTAAAAGTGAAGTACAAAAGTACGCCGCGTCTTTCGTATTTCCTATACCTACCTTTGGGTATTTTTAAGCGCGGCTTAGTTTCCAGTTCCGAACAAGTGCATACTCCTTAGCATAAGCGTTAGCCAACATACCGGCGCTAATCGTGTCGTCGTGGAAGCCCTCTTGCGCATTGAACGTAAGTGTATGCGTCCGGGCGTTTAGCTTGTACTCATACGTGCTCATTTCCTCCGCGGTCTCTTCGTTAACCGTAGTCAAGCCATCCTCGATATCCTTCACGAACTGATAGACCATATTCATTTTGCTACTGTTCGTAAAGACGTGGCCTATCAGGTTACATGCTCCAAGTTCTAAGGCGTTCTCGTATAGCACCGATCCGACCCCGGTAGCATCCATCACCTTAGTAACTCTCGCGGGTAATGCAAGTATCTTATCTCTGCAATGTTGCCACGCTCCGCGGAAGCGATCAAAGTACGCGAGGTTGCGATCTTCGTCTAACCCGTAGATAACGGAAGCATCACCCGTCTTCGCAACATCTATGCCGTATATGACCGCTGGCTTTGTCGATAGTGTCTTGCGGGTCTGCTTTTCTACCGCATCGGAGTTGAACGGGTTAGCCGCGTTAGCCGAGGCGATAGCTAAATACTCTTGATCGAATACCTCCTTTGGTAGATCGGCTCGCGCCTCGTCTATCTCCTCTTTCGATATGTGGGGGTTATCATATGTCGTAAAGTGAAACTCTTCATACGATAGCTTTAGCGGATCGGCACCCCGGCGACACAAGGCATAAAAGAAGTTCTTACCGCGCGGGGTAGATATGAACAGGGCGCCGCCGCGATAGTCGGTAAGGGTAGGTCGTATAACGTTATTCCAACTATCTTTAAAGTCTTTCAAGAATGCCGCTTCATCAACTATGACAAAGTGGAACTTCAAGCCGCGCATATTGTCTATAGCCTCGCCGGAAAAGAACTTAATCATACCACCGGAGATTAAGTGTATTTCAAGATCGGACGAGTTAGACGATGCTACAATAGCCTTCGGTAACTTCTTTAAGAAAGTCTTGTAAAATTTCTTAGCGAGTGAGAAGGTAGGAGTTATATACGCTACCCATTGCGCTTGTAGCATTCGGTTAATGCCTACGTCTTGCGCTACGAGTGACTTACCCCATCGACGCCCGGCGCGTAAGACGCGGAAGCGGGCGCGGCTTCTTAATACCTCTATTTGACCCGCGTGGGGTATCGGTAGTTGTACGATGCTTTTCATAGTTAGTCAAGGGTTATAAATTCCGCGTCGTCCGCTTCGTCGTTATCGTCTGTATATAACTCTTCGTCGGTATCATGAGGTACGGTACCGTAACCCTCGCCGATAATCTTAACCTCTGATACCGGGGCGTTAACGTCTAAATCTACATTGCCGTTACCGTATACTACTTCGATAATATGTTTCGCGGTACTCGCGGCTTCTTTCAACTCGTCCTCATGTTTAGGTGTTGCCATGACGAAGCCCATAAGCTTAGTTAAAATAGTCCACCTATAAAACGGCTTCATCATGTCAAGATCATCATACACCTTGTCCATGTAAAATTCAATGACTTCAGTAGTCATACTACGCATTCGCTTTAGCTGCTTATACCGCTCCTTCCGCTTATCGCTATGCCGATGCTCTACAAGGTGCGCGGGTTGCTCCATGCCCTTTTTAAAGTTCGGGTTACCCTTCGGACGAGTACCACCATTAACGCGCTTGCGTATCTTTAATGTCTTATCGTCTAAGCCGCGGCAATCGTTACAGCGGTCTAAATCGTCAAGGTCTATAAACGCCAAACACCCTGCTCCGCATGACGGGCAAGGTGTTAGCTTATTGGGGTTAGTAACTGTATTACGTGTCTCCATTGATTTCCTTATATCGTTCGTAAAAATCTTTGTATATCATGTACCCGTCAAAAGCATCTTTAGGCGAGGGCATATCGTCGGTTATCTCTCGACCGTCTAACTCTAACTCGCGATAAGCGCGTAACTCGTTCATATTCTTTTCTAATTTTTCTATCGCGTCTTTATTGCCCATCATAGTATTAGGTGGTATTCCTGCAACCTCTTTTACTTTCGATTCGCTTAAACCTTGCTCACTCTTGCGAAGGTTAGCGAGTTCCGCACATAAAGCAAAGCGACCGTTTGAATCCGCTTTCTCTAATTCGTGATATATTTTATTAGCGTCGATAGTATTGCACCTTTGCTTTTCGTCATACTCGACATGATCTAAAGGGTCTTTAACCGGGTGTTCATAAATAACTAATAGCAAGGTTTCGCTCACCATTACCGAATTAATTATTTTACAACCTCCTCTAAGGAAAGTTTTTAAATGCGCCTCAAACTTATCTATTTGTTGCGTGTGAAAAAGTTGAACGTGTTGCATAATCTGAACCGGGTAGCCGCCGGTACGGGTTTAAATTGTTGAATGTATAAAGCGGGAGCCTATGCCCCCGCCGCCAAAGATAAGAAAAAATAAATAACAATAGCGGCAATAATTAAAGCCCCTGCTACCATGATAAGGTAACACCCGGTAAACCCGCCGCTATGTTGGGTATCATCGAACGGGAGTGGATCGTTAAACTCCTCTCCCGGTGGGTTAGTGTCGAAGTCGTGTAACCTGTTATCCATAACTACCCGGTATATTTTTGTTCAAACAATAAAGACACCGCGATTTCGTTACGGTCAAAATCATATAGCCGGTATAATACCTCGTATATGTTATCCTCTAAAACTACCCTATCCCCGGCCTGAAGATCGCACCGGGTTTGATTATAAATAGTCATTAATTTGACTTTCTTTTCGCTGTCTATATAGACTACTTTTTTAATAGGTAACATAAATCTATTTTTTAAGGGTTAAAAATAACATACCGCTTAGTATGCTTTACTGTTTGTTGCCGCGATCTTAGTGCCGCGGTATACGCTACCGTGTTAAAATATACCGAGTAGTATATTTCTTACGTGTGATCCCCGTCGGACGTGGGCGGTTAACGGTATTGCATTATTTTATTGTGCGCCCATTTAAACGCGTTAATCGCGGAGGTGTACTTTTTAATCTCTACAGATATACAGTGCTCCATAGCCTCGCAATGTATTTTTCCGTTAATATCAGTATATACATTTATCGCGCCTTTACTCCCGGCAAAAGTAGCAGGTATCGAATTATTTAGCGCTACATAAATGCTCCTCGCTTCAAAAATTAAAAGTGCTTCTACATCGCCCTTCTTTTCATAATCGGGTAAATTTGATAATTTCGTCATAATTATTTGTTTTAAAGTTTAATCAAAAGTACGCGTCTTCCGCGACATCACCAAATTTATTTTTTAAGCTGCAAGATGCATGCGTACCCGCGCCTTTATATAATCTAACACGCTATCCTCTGCACGTCCCTTTTGTTCAATCCGTTCAACTACCCGCATATCAATTGTCTTATCCATAAGCAAATGAGAGTTAAGTACGCGGAACTCACGGCCTTGCCTGTGAATACGTTTAATTACTTGCCGGTATAATTCGAGAGACCAGTTAACCCCGTAGTGAAACATAAGCCCTCCGCCCTTTTGCATGTTAAGGCCGTGACCCATGCTTTTAGGGTGACCGATCAATACTGGTATCTTATTAGCATTCCACTTAGCTATGATATCTTTCTCCGCCATCGTATGTATGTCGAAGTGTTTACCGAGATACTTTTGTATTTGCCATACGTCATGTTTAAAGTTATACAAGACTAAAACACCCTCACCGTTGGCCGCGTCTAACGCCTCTCCGAGTAATTCAATCTTTTTGGTATGAACCTCCTCGTAATCGTCCGATATCTTTTTATTAACGTATACCGCGCCGTTTGAATATTCGAGTAACTTACCTGCAAGTACCGCCGCGTTAACCGCTGTAACCTCTTCGCCATTGCCGTATAATTGCAAAACCTTCTCACGTTCAAAGCTAAGATACCTTTCATACTCTAAACCGTCAAGATAGCCTAAGCGATTCTCGTCTATACGTTCCGGTAAGTCTAAGTAGTCCTCCGCTTTCATGGATATGCAGATGTCGCTTATTTTACTGCTAACACTCTTTTCGTATATGTCGTTACCCAATAACGGGTGGGCTTTACTTTTCAAGTCATAGGCATAGGTATCATTAGCCAACTGTTTGCCCCGGTCGAAATATGTTGCCCGGTAATTCTCGATAGATGTTCCTAACCTCTTACCTCCATCCAGTATATATAATTGACTCCAAAGGTCGAGTAATCCGTTAGACATAGGCGTACCCGTAAGACCCGTTACCCGCTTTATTAACGGTCTTACCGTCCTTGCAGATTTGAACCGCTTAGACTTGCTCGACTTGAACAAACTTAACTCGTCATACACCACATAATCAAAAGGCCACGTATCGCCGAATAGCGCGACCAACCACGGAAAGTTATCTACGCCTATCGTATATATTTGCGCGGGCTTACGTAGCGCCGCCTTACGTTGTTTTTCATTGCCCGCTACTACCGATATAACAAGGTCTTTCGTCTGATCCCATTCGGCGGCCTCTGTTGTCCATGTATTTTCAGCCACGCGCTTAGGTGCTACTACTAATACTTTTTTAACTGATCGCTCCGCAAACCGCCTCTTAATCGCGAGTAAGGTTACTACTGTTTTACCTAAACCCATATCTAAAAACAGGGAGGCGTTATGATACCTGTCAAGGTGCCGCCCGGCTGCTAATTGATAGTCATGTGCTATAAATGGTCTACTCATATAAGCCGCGTTAATCGCTTTAAATAGTTAATAAATTTATCCAGTTCTGAAGGTCGGGCAATCACTAATACTTTACCGTTCGCCGATCTTATTTTTTCATGCTCCGCGGCTTGCGCTTTGGTGGGCTTGCACCCGGTACTTTTCACTTCGACGAAGACCACTAAGCCCGCGAGTATTACGATCCGGTCGGGTACCGAAGCATTAGCCGGAGATCGGAACTTATAACACAAGCCACCTAATTTAAGCACCTCCCTTTTTAACTTCGGCTCTAAATATTTCTCACTTGCGCTATCCGGTGCTACTTTGACCGCCGCGACTTCAGGTACTATCAAACCGCTTAATTTCTCCATATTATAATTTTAACATATTTATCGGACAATAGACAATACGGACAATAATTTTCCTATAGGGGGTATAGTAGTACGTCTCACCGTTACACTATTTTAAATTATATATGTTGTAAGGGTGCTACTATCTCAATGTTTATCCTCTTATTCTATTGTCCTATTGTCCTTTAAGTTATAAGTAGTTAATAATAAATAAGAAAGAGGAGACAATACGACGGACAATAGAATCGCCGTATTGTCTATAGTCTTTCATAAGTCATTGTAAAAGTTCGGATCGTTTAATCCTTGCGGTTTCCGCGACTACATATACGACTTGCTTGCCATAATGCGGAACGTTTTTACGTTTTTGCATTCTTTTAACAGTTTTTAACATTTCGAGCGTCCGATGTATGAACCGCGTGTTTTGTATAGACATGTCGCGTTTCGCATTTTGGAATAATTCAGTCCATATTTCCGCCGCCGTAATCTCCGTCCGTTTAATAACTCCCGCGGCCTTAATCGTGCTATCACTATGAATCCAGTCGCGGCGCTCACCTATGCCCATACTATACCAATTTATCGGGAGTAGCATGTTTATGAAGTCCACTATATCGCCCGCGCGGTCATCATGTTCTAAATGTTCTGCTTGTACTTCACGGGCTAAGGTTTCGAGCGTACTATCTAAAAACAGGGTCTCGCCACTGTTGTACATTTCTACAGCTTCCGCCCATAGTAAGCGCACCGTCTCCGGGGTCATTTTAGACGGCTTTAGCGCCGGGGTATCGTGATCTATTACTACAGGCCAAAAACGCCGGTTACCGTGCTCCGAAATAAGGAAGTCGCTTTTATTCGAGGTACCAAAGAATACGCAAGTACGCGGGAAATATTCAAGCCTTCTACCGTATGCTACCCGGTAGCGATCCTCGCACTTACTAATGAAGTGTTTGACCGCTTCCACGTCCGCACGTTTGAACCCGGCTAACTCTCCTATCTCCATACCCCAAGTGCCTTGCAACTGCTCAAAGGCCGCGCTACCCGTCACACCTGCGAAGCTATCAGAAAACCAATAACCAAACATCTTTTGAAGTATAGTGCTCTTTTCTTTGCCCTCCTCTCCGATCAAGGTAAGCACGTAATCGAATTTAATACCCGGCTCATAGATACGCGCTACCGCCGCGACAAACGCTTTACGGGTTACCGCACGTACATACTCGGTATCTTCGGCACCTAAGTAATCAACAAACAAACGTTCCAAACGCGGCTCACCATCCCATAAGCAACTATCGAGATAGTCCTTTATAGGGTGGAAACTATTTTGCGCCATGAGCAATTTTAATGCGTCATCTATTTTACCCGCGGCGGATATGCCGTACGTCTTTTCGAGGTAGTACCTTATGGCCGCATCGTCGGTATCGGTAAGCGGAGCCGGGAGCCTGTGAACCTTACGCCACGGTATCGCGCGTATAGCTACCTCGCGATGCTCGAACTCGTTAAACGCGAACCGGCCTTTCATATATGGGTCATTCTCCATAATGAGCAAAACATTATTGATAGTGCTTTGAAGTACGCCGCCTTTGCCTACGTCTAACTTAGTCTTCCACTCTTCGTTATCGTTATCCCCGTCGGCATCGTTACCCGCGATTTCCGCGAGTACTTCCGGTGTAATCATATCTTTGAACGCTTCCGCCGCGTCTTCCATTTTGGCATTAACGATAAGACGGCGGACTTCTTTATCCTTAACCGCCCACTCGCCCATCGCTAAAGACGAGGGTAGCTTATTGATTGGGGTCTCCGGGTTACGATCTTCGTCAAGGTGTCCGAATAGGTGTATACGTACGAGGTCGTACGCGTTAACTAACTTATTGCATACCGGGTCACTGTCATGGTACGAGTATAACCAAAGGTCATCGTATACAACGCCACCCCCTGAAGTAGTTGCACCGGCATAAGTAAAGCGGTCATCCTGATCGGTCGGGTAGTAAGTCTCCGGCAAAAACTTATAGATGGCCTCGGTCAAACTATAAGCCGAGCAAAACGCGCCGATAGCGCCGGGCTTCTCTAACGGGTTACCGGCCTTACGCATACCGTCAAGTACTTGCACCGTGTACCGATCCGATACCGGCCACTCGTATATATTGCGCCAATTGCGGTACGAGCCTAACACGCTGTCAACGTCTAAGAACTCCCCCACCTGTTCGGCGAACTCGTACACGCCATCCGCGGAAGTCGAAGGCCAATACATCAAACGTTCAAATTGAAACCCTGTGTTATCGAATTGCTCGATATCAATATTACCCGCGACGCGTCTACCGATGGCCTCATACTCTACGGAGTTAACCGTCCGGGATAAAGGTATGAGCAGCCTAAAGCGCGGTTCGTCCGGGTTATGCTTATGTGTTGTATGGATGCAAGCGGCTACATCATAAAGTAGCTTGAACTTACGCCAACAATTCGGCTTCGCGTAGTCAAGGTCGAGGGCAAGCAGTTGCCGGGAGATAACCGACCCGCGCTTTCGGCGGCCTGCATTCATGTACCCACCGACGAAGCCCCCTATGTCTTTGATCTCGGCTTGCCGGTCGGGCTTACTGCTCATGTACTCTTTATAGGTTTCCTTAGTCCTATGCGTCTCGCGTAGCTTATCTACGATAGTAGGCCATGTGAGGCTCTTATGCTTCCATGACGTTTCTTTGCGGCTCTTACCTACGCTTATGTCGATGGGTTCGTTATACTGCTCTACCACGGGTTACCCCCTTTCTTTAGGGAGTTCACGTAAAACCGGAAAACCTTTTCTAACCCGTCAAAATCCGGTCGGCGTATGTCTGAATATAAAGTACTGTTAAGTGAGATAATGCCCCGGTCGGTATAGTATACAAACCCGAACATGTTAAACGATGTAACACGGCAAAGGAGATCATCTTTAGTAAATGTAAACTCTATACCGCCCGCGCCTGTAGCGGTACTATGTAGGTCATAATCTTTAACGTTAAGCATGTAACGTTTTATAGCGCTTGCAGATAAACTCATATCAATAATATTAAAAAGTGAATAACTACTTACGGGCATCCCGGCTAAGGCGGAGGAAATTTATAGCCGCGTCTACCGCTTCCGGATTACTACCTCCATTAAGAAGACAGACGACCGCTGATGCTACGTAATAATTATTTTCGAGACCGAACATGCTTACAACTTCCACGGCCTGCATCTTGATGTGAAGTGGTTCCGGCTCCGGTTTACTCATGTCTAACGATTGATCTTTGCGGCTCGCGATAGACGAGGGGGTTTCTTTTACTTCAGTAGTTGAACCGGGCAAAGGGTCTCCGTTTTCCTGACATAAAAAGAAATAGTCCTTAAAAGAATCGCCACTAAAAGGAACCCAAGTCGTTAACATACTTTTCGTACGTACTTCAAAGTCGCTACCGTTAAGCGGTTTAACTTCGTATACGATCTCATGTTTAAAATCGGCAAAGTAGTTAGCGGCTATTGATCCGCGTAGCATACAAAACATTTTTTCCATAATCATAAATTTTTAAGTGTGTAAATGTAATATTAATCCTTTAAATAAAAATCAGTCACGAACCCGGCGGCTCCTAACGGTACATCTGCCATCCAGTCAACCGGCGAGGCCATGATGTCGTTAATCTTAATCAAGTCGTCGTTAGCGTCTTCCGCGAGTACCTCCCAAATGCCTTCGTCATGTACGTGAAGTACCGTGTTATATCCCGCGTTTTCCGCGTCTAACATCTTAGCGCCGAGCAGGTCGCGACTAATGGCCTGTGTAATATTCTCGGTAAGCTTACCGCCATAGGTAGTGTCCCTCGCCCATTGCTTTTTATCATTGACACCCATATAAGATACTTGCATCTTCTTACCCCACGGGGTTGCGCCTTCCGTTAAACGTGCGTTCCAGTATGTAAGCGATCTACCCGACGGAAGCTTAATGTATAAGTTACCATCTTGAAAGTAAAACGCGACATTGCACCGAAGCGTATAGTCCCCCCAATTATCGTTAAAGTAGATACGGGTCTTAGTGATTAATTGACCGGGGTTATTTATCGCGTCTTTAGCGGCATTTTCGTAGCCTCTCCACATACGTACATAGTTAGGCGATGCGTCGCGCCAATCGCTTACAAGGCCGTCGAGGTCTTCCATAGGAATACCGGCCTCTAACGCACCCATCGTAATGTATGCATTAACGCCACCTTGATAACCCCCGGCTAACTCTCCTACCTTTCCATACGGGCGATACTTATAATTCTCGTGACCCTCGACAATTGTCTCAAAGGGTACGCCGAACATCTTCGCGGCTACCGCTTCGTATATCTTGCCGTGCGTCTTGTATACGTCTATCTTCCATTGTTCGCCCGCGAGTACCGCGGACACCCTACCCTCAATCGCCCGGAAGTCGGAAACGGCAAACAAGTGACCCGGCTTAGGTATGAGCGCCGTACGGATCAAACCGCTAAGGGTGTCCGGGATATTACCAAATACCGTACGCATAGCACGTAAAGCGCGTCGTTTCGTTAAACGTCGTGCGGCAGCTAAGGCTACGCGTTTACCTTTGTTCTTAGGTAAGTTATGCATTTGAACAATACGCCCCGCCCATCGTCCCGTGCGGTTAGCGCCGTAATACTGAAGGAGACCGAACAAACGACAAAACCCGTTATCATCCTCTATAGCACTACGCAACATCGCATCGTACTTCCTTATAGAAGTCTTACCGAGTTGGGCGCGTATGTCGAGTACTTCGCATACTTCCGGGTAGTCGGCATAACGGAGGAGTAATTTAGGGTAGTCGTCTTTAGTAAGGCTCTCGATAACATCGCCCGTTTGTTCCGCAATCCACTTTTTAATAAGTGCTAATTGATTGGGGTTTTCGATACCCGTGATATCGTGTATACGTTTAGCGAGTATCGCGGTATTTCGATTGTTGAGGTCGATAGCGGCGTGAGCGAGATCAAGGTCTACGCCTATACCCCGGCGGTTTATCTTTTGATCTAAATCCCATAAGCGGCGCTCTAAGGTCGTAACCTTATAGAATCGTAATTTTTGCAATATCTCATTTTCCGCGTCAACGTCGGTACGGTTATACTCTTTAAATACTTTCCAATCCTTCGGGTAGTCGAACGGGTAGTTACGTATAGCCGGGTCGTTCTTAGTCGGGTTGCGAGGTATGCAGAACTTTTTAATTAGGCTTGAACCTTCGGACATCTTCTTACGTTCTAACTGAAGTATCTCACCCACGGTATCAAGCTTACCGGGTAGCCCGCAATAGGCCGCGAGGTTCATAGTACACCACCATTGCGACGCGTCAAGCGAGAACCCTAATAACCACTCGAAAACGGTTAACTCGAAATTCGCGTTATAAGCGGTTTTAATTACTTCCGGGTCGAGTATGGCAGCTATTAACCATTTAGGTATCTTAGCGAGTATAGCGGCCTTCTTACGTACCGGGTCGCTGTCGTATACGAACAGGTCGAGACATACAGCGGGCGCCCCGTTGATAGAGTACGATAATAGGAGAGGCTCAAACAAAGGTGATGCGACATACTTATGTACGCCGCATCCGCCGATACCTCCTAACTGAACGTCGCTAAACGTCTCCCAATCGAGACCGACCCTTTTAATTTTTATCTTGTTATGAAAGTCTATCACGGGAGATTAATTTGAAAGTAGTCAATATTTTCTATCGCGGCGCTATCCCGGTACGGTCGAGATCGAATACCTAAACTTACACTCTCGCCGCTGCACTTAACCCCGTTTGCATTTATTTGAATAAAACCCGCACCTATGCATTCAAGTTTACCGTAGAACTCGTGATCCATTCGGAACATTAACCGCACATACTTATACATGGCAGAGTGTACCACGTCATTGGAAAATATAAACGGAGTGTCTATCGTAACGTCGCCGCGATGTTGACGAACTAAAATATATTTCATAATCGCGAAATTAACGGCGGTTATAATTATCTTGTTTCTGATGTTTAAAAAACTCCTTACGCTCTTTAGATGCTTGTATCTCTAACGCCGCCCGGTTATCCTCGATGTAAGCTTTTAACGAAGGGTTCATGGTATCGAACGTGCGATCTATATAAAGCAGGTAACCCGCTGGTACTTCGCCTAACGGTTTGCCCTTGTGTTGACCGAAAGGCATCAAGGTATTATCGTCGTATCTCAACATAGTTTTAACTTTTAAAAATTTGGGAAAATTAAGCCCGGCAATTATATGTAACGCCGGGCTTATGTTTGTCTTTGTTAGTCGCGTCTTACGCGGTTTAATCTTTCCATGTAGCAGCCTTAACCGCCCACATTTGCGCCGCTTGCGCTTCCGTGATAGCGAGGCTTAACATACGTTTCTGCTCGCCGGAATCGGTAGCGCCGCGCAAGTCGTTACATATGTCGATAAATTCCGCCGATTTACGTTTAATCAAATCTACAGCGCTGTCGTTAGACGGGTTAAAAGAAAGCCCTACGGCCTTTTCGCCAAACGTTTGCGAAGTATTTGATTTCGGGTTGCTTTCGCTTTCTACTTTGAAACTCATGATATTAAATTTAACTGATTGAAAAATGATGTTTAGTCGAGTAGGTTACGCTTTTTAGATTTCGGTTTCGCGGTTAAGTCGTCCTCGTCGTCGAGCGGGTTGTAACCTTCCGGCTTCTCGAACTGAATAACATCTTTAAACGCTGTCTCGGCATCTTCTCTACCTCCGAAGCGTTCGCCGCGTTTAACGACGCAAATATTATTCAGGAATACGTTTACTCCATTGCTTACACCTTCGTCGAAAGTGTAAGCGTTAAACGCGCCATCCACTATGCCCCAATCGCCGCTACCTATTTCGTCACGGTCGATAATAGGTTGTAGCTGTTTGTTGACAATGCCGGGCTTATTAACCGCCTTAGCTGTGATAATCCAGTACCCGCGGTATTCCGGTTTATCGGGAAATATGTCTTCGTCGTCACCGTCGCGATAAGCGGCTTTTAAACCTCCGGGAATCTTACCTTTCCATACTTCAGTTTTACCGGCCTCTTTCTCAGCTTTAATAGCTTCAGCCATTGCTTTACATTGAGGGCTTAACTTGTCAAGCATTATCACAACGGAGTAGCGTAGTTTGCTATCGTCTTCTTTTTTCATTTTTGACGGCTCCCATATGTGCATATATGAAAAGCGTACCGGGTGGGCTTGCGAGCCGAACATGAATTTCGTAGGCATCGTTAAAAGTTTTACGTGTTATAAATGTTAATCCGCTAAATTTTTAAACACGTTAGCGGCTTCCGCGTTTCTATCATATGCAGGTCGTTTGTCTTCGATACGTGCTAATTCGGGTTTACCTTCCGGTTTGCTTATTACCTCTTTCATCAGCTCGTTAAAGACTTTTTTACCTGTGATAGCTTCGAGATCGCCGAGCGTGTTTAACTCGCGCGGCCTGTATATCTCGTCTGTTTTTAAACCGGCATCGACGCGAAGTATTTGCGCCGCTTTAATCGCGTCGGTTATCGTACGTCTCCCGGCTGAACGGGCAAGCTTGTATCGCGGTATCGTTTTACCGTCTTGTAGCATTTTAATGCCGAGCGCGTCTACAGCGGAGAGCCATCTTTTAACCTCGTCTTTTTTGTCGAGTATGTCCGCTATTTCGGCGGGCGTCAACTTGTCGATTGGTTTACTCATAAAGTTAATAGTTTTTTCCTGATATTCAAAATTAGCCCGGCAGAAAGATTTAGCCTTGCAGAACCGGCAATGAGCACCGGGTATCGCTTTGCCTACGCCGTGCCACGCTTTGAGCGCTGCCGGGCGTAAGACCTGTTTCGCCCATGTCAGCAACTCGGTAGCCGTCATACTGAACTCGGTTACACTATCTAATCGCGGTTGGTATATAATCATACGAACCGTTTCCACCGGGTGCGGCGAGGCGAGCAGCGCACCTAATGCGTATAGCACGGTTTGGGTATTCATGTGCGCATCTACCGCGACACCTTTACCGTACTTCAGGTCGATAATAGTTAAAGACCGTGTAGCTAATATTTGATTATCAACCCTACCGAACCCCTCCGGTGCGTACTCGTCGAATGATACCCTTTGCTCAATGATTAGTTCGGCGGTCGCGTCTTCAGCTTTAACCGTGTGATACTGCTCAATAACGTAAGCCGCGTACTCTTCCATATAGCCGAGCATTGCACGGGTATAGTGTTTACTCTTCGCGAGTTTAGCGAGTTTAACTTTGGCTTCGTTACGGGATATACCGCGCGTATAGAGGTGAATTAGAACCTCTCCGATTTCGTGGGCTAAGGTACCCTCGTCCGCGGCTTCGTTCTCCTCCGGCTCCTCTACACCTTCAGAAAGGCGTAGGGAGATAGAGCAGTGTAGCCACTTATGAGAACCGGAGGGGGATAGGTAGGCGTGATCGGACATTGATTACAGGTTAGCTTTTTTCTGCAATTTTTTCAACTCCGGCAATATAGCGTCGAAATGTTCGGGTTTCAACTTGCTTAATTTGTCGGTCTTGTATTTTTTCAAGAGGGATTCGAACTCGTCCGCGATTGCGTCGCTTTCATTTTCGAGGATTTCGGAAGCGATAGCCCGCAGGTCATCCATGCTAACAGAGGCGTTCTCTTCCATTGGTTCGGCGGCTGCTCCTAACTCTTCGGTAGGCGTGTCTTTCGCTTTAGTCCCGGTTTTCTTCGGTGCGGTCTTAGCCGGTGGTTTAGTCGCGGTACCTTCTAAGCCTGAAGCTTCGGCGGTTTCCTGATCGTAAGCCTCGCCCGCGATTACGGCGGCAAAGCCTCTCATTAATCTTGCCGCTTCGCCGCGGCTGTCATTGTTGCTCTCAAATTTTACTGATACTTCAGTCATTGGAATTTGTATTTATGGATTAAAAAATAAAGTGACTTATTTATGTTTCTTCATTTGACGGCGGAAGTCGCGACGGGAGCGGAGTACTTGTGAGAGGTACCAATAAGCCGCTCCGATTATTATGTACAGTTCCATTACTTTACTTTAATTTCGTATTGTCTCCCGGTGATAAATTCAAACGCCTGTAATGCGTCGTGAAGTTGACCGATCGTATCGGCATTTACTTTCGGGCGATCCGATACGCGTTGAGCGTCGAGACGTTCGATCTCGGTAACAAGCCGGTTGATCTCTTTATCTGTTTCGTTCCAAACGGCACCCGCTTTAAACGCGTCCTCGATTAATGACCTTTCTGTTTCATCGGCTCCGTTGCCCGCGGCATAATTTTCGGCGGCGGTTTTGAGGTTGTCTTGATTCATATACATAAAAATATTTAGCCCTGTTAATCGGAGGGCTACCAATAACGGGCGGTTCGTTGACCACTACTTATTATTGCATCCGATTAACAGGGCTAACGTGTTATAAAAAGTCGTTAGTGTAAATCTAAATTGTTACTGGTAGCGAGGCAAAGATATATAAAGTTTTCAAACGGCCAAATATTTTTTAAAAGTTTTTTATCGCGGCGCCGGGCATAAGAAAAGCGCGAGGTAGAAACCCCGCGCCCTATGCCTTAAAACGAATAAAAATAAACAACTGTAATCAATTGGTCAATGCGAAGATATAGTATTGATCGGAACTAACCAAACCTTTTTTTAAGGACTTCCATTAACTCGGCTTGTGTGATCTGTTGACCCCATCGGGACAAGGGGCAAGATACAAACGGCGAGGCCGTCTTAGCCTTTATATCACATTTACAAATCGAGCAGAACGCCGGGAGCCATCGCCAATAAAACGCCTTGCGCGTCTTAGTGTTGAATGAACAGCCGCGACAAATGTTGCGGCGTTGTATCACGAAAAACTCACGACTCTTATGTCGGTTGAGCCACCCGGTTAATATATCACGCCACTTCATCACAAAAGGTTTTTGCGCTTATTATTCCCGCCTTTCCCGTGAGGCGGTTTATGTTCATTAGGCTTCGGCTTAATGTCCATATTATTCGCGTTAGTCGCGGGCATAGTTTTAGCGCCTTTACCTATACCGCTCGCGGCGCGTTGCGCGTCGATCTGTTCCGGCGTAATGATCGGATCGGAGCGCAAGCCTTGCTCTTCGGCGCGGGCGAGCCGGTTAGTATGGCGCTCATAAAAGGCGAGGATAGTAGTAAATATTTCCTTAGCGCAATCCTGACATCCTATAGATGCTTTGACGCCTCCGGGGAATAGGTAGTTATCCCATATTCTTTTACCCTCTATCTGATCCTCCGGCGTAACGTGGTATAGGCTCCGCGTTTCGATCCATTTTTTTATAACGGGTAGTATCTTTTTTTCGATCTCTAAAAGCGCGACTTTGATACTTTCTAATCTTGCCGCTTCTTTAGCCTTCGTATCGGCTTGAAATTGTTCATCAGTCATTGTAATGAAAATTATAGTTAAGAAAAATAAAGCGGCATTAATGCCGCTTTACAATTAATATACGTTGTTAGCGATAAGGCGAAGGTAGTACGCCTCGTCGTCTTCATCATCCTTACGTACTGTAATGTCGAACGACGGGCAGTTGATGAGGGTAATAACGCGATCATTGCCGATGTACAAGTGATCCTCACCGGTGCCAATCTTCCATCGTGGAAGACCTACCGCGCCGCCGTCAGCATAGTGCCGTTCGAGTGCTTCACCTATTGCCCTTTCTTTAGCGGCATTAAGTGCAGCAAAGTGATCCTCGCGAAGCTTCAGGACATCGACGGCAGTAACATAGTTTCCTTTCTCGGCCTTTTGCACGTCTACCGGCATGTTAGAATTTTCCGGGTTAGGCTGTTCGCCCTTGTTGACTTGTGAAGCAGCCCCGCCGGTAAGTTCCATCTTATCGGCTGCGGGGTTTTTTTCCGTCGCGTTAACCGCGTCTTTTGTTGCTTTGTTTTTAGCTGTTGACATTTTAATAAATTTTAATTGTTAACGATTAAGATGCAAATATACGCGGCTTGCGCGAATTACCAAATTTTATTTTTAAAGCATTGGGTACTCCCCCGCTATGTTAGATTTACTTTTCATTGCCGCCGCTAATTGCGCGATAGATTTACCGAAAGTCTTTTGAAAGTGCGGGCTATCCTTAATAGAGCGGAAGTCTCCGCCCCACTCCCACCCGTAGCGCTTAAAGATAGCTACGACTTCCATCCAGTCCGCCCGCTGATCTCCGTCATAGTCGGCGCGTTGATCCCATGATACTTCGTTACCGTTAACGATTAAACAGAAATCAACGGCGAGACCGTAGTTATGATAAGACGTTCCGCCTTTCGCGTTAGTAACGACTTTACCTTTAACGGTACGACCTTGCGCGTATAACGCGTCCTGTTCGGCTATCGTACGAAGCCCCTGTGTTATCCTGATTTTAGCGCGTCCGCTTAATGCGATGTCGCAAGCTAAGACGATCTCTCTTACTTCGTCCCTTAGAGCCGGGTGTAACTTAGCGATCCGGTCGCTTGTTGGTTTATCCATGTTATAATTTTTTAGGGGTTAAACAATCATTAATAGAAAGAGGTGTTTGTATTGATAGCGACCCGACTACTCCCGCGGTAAAGTCTCCGTCCGCCTGTGTAAAAGGTACGATAGCGGAGGCCGTGTAAACATTTGTATCGCCGATGTATGCGTATAGATCGCAAAGCATTTGTTCGCATCGCTCTTGTACGTCCGGCTCGTCGTGAAAGTCGCGACTAATACGATCCGCGATTGTAATGTTAAACGACTTTAACCCGGTCTTAGTTGAGGGTTGCGTTTGAATGTATTCGATGTTAACCGCGATATATGTTTTATCGGCTTTAACAGTATATCGTTTAAGGTCTCCGTACATTACGGTGCCGGTTAATGCGTGATCCGTGAAAAACTTTAACAGGGCAAAGCGACACTCCTTTAAATTCTTTAGCATACTCTTAGTGTTTAAAAAGTTTATAAGCCACCCATACGGCGATAGCAACTATTGCGACACCAATAAGCCAAAACCAAAAAGACGACGAAAAGCGCTTAACCTCTTTAGTGTTTGCAATCTCCGTTTTAACTGAAGCCACCGAATCGCGATACGAATGCTTAGTGCTCGATGCGATCGCATCAATAAGGCTATCTATTCGCTTCTCACGTATTGCCGTTTGTTCCGCGGTCTCTTCGTTAAATATCGTTTTCTCTGATTGAAGGTATGCGACATTCCGTATCGTATCGAAGACGTAAAACTTTTCGGTTATCGTTTCACGTTTAGCGGTGCCTCTTGTGTCTGTCTGTATATCGGTATTACCGATACCGACGGTTACCCGGCTAAACTCTCTCGCGCTATCCGCGGTTGTTATTTTATTCAGGTCTTCCGTTTTTGAGGTTGACGTTTTCTTTACAGTGCCGCAAGCGGATAGCGCGACGACAAATAGTAAATAGTATTTAGTTTTCATATCGAATGTTTAAAATGATAGAGGTGTCTATAATAGTGTTAGGCCACGTCGCATACAGTAGCACCTTTGTCGTTTCACGATACAAGCTATCGGCTTGTAGTTTAAGATTACTTATCGGAACCGGGCGCTGTTGATCCGCCGCTCCGGTTGTCGTTTGCATCGCCGTGCAAATTAAGGCTATCGTAAGAATTGTTACTTTCATTTGGTTTTAGTTTTAGTACTTCTCGTACTAAGGTTAACAGATTAGATGTTGTAACGTTGTTTTGGTAAAGAACTTTAACTAACTCTTTATTATCCTCCCGGCGTTCTTTCGCGATCTGCTTATTTGTATCGGTCAATTCCTTGACGAGTGTTTGCACCCATGTAAAAAGTGCCGCGGCTACAGAGGTACCATATATAACCCACGAAAATACGCCGGGCTTTTTTATCGGTTTTAAATCGGGGTTTGTTGGCTCCATATCATTCTACGTTTTCTGTTTTATTATCGGTATCTCCTATGTACGTATATGCGAAGTTAACTAACTTTTTAATAAGTAGGTCTATCGCTACGCCGCCCGCTACGGCGGCTATCTTCGGGGCGTTAAACCCAAAGATAGCCTTACCCATAACGATAAGCGTAAACCCTACGAGAGCCGCAACATACACCCGGCATACGAAGAGTTTATAATTCACCTTACGAATCTCCGGGGCGGATAGTCTTTTAATCGCTCCGAGCAGTACATGTATTTGAAGACCTATAAGGTACCAAAAGGAGACCGCGATAAATACGGTTATATCCATGCCGCAAAGTATTTCGTTTAGTAACTCCATTGTTAAAAATTAAAGGCCGTAAATTTAGTCCACCAATTAGTAGCTACTGCTAAGTTGCCCGCTACATTAAGATGAATCTTACTACCCGTTGAATCGGAAGAGGCGTAGTATGTTGCACTTTGGGTACGGTCGAAACTATCACCCAAGTTAAGGCTCTTAATTTTAGGGTCTGCAAATTCAGTTTCTAACGCGACATTAGCGGCTCTATATTGTTCTAATAATGCATGCCAAGTATTGTTATCCGTAGGCGTTGCGCCGCACATTACAATTATAGCGTCGGGATTCATAGCCCTTAGATACGATACTATCTCTCTCATATCATTTGTATATGCTATAGCGGTTCCCGCTTGTGCCGCGTTATTCGTACCGAGTAATATGTTTATTAACTTTGATCCCGGAGTATCGTACTCGCCTTGTTTTAACCGGATAAGATGTTGCGCGGTTGTTGTCCCGCTAACGGCATTAAGCACCATCCGTATGCGATTACTACCCGCTCTTAACTTATACCTCGTTTGCCATGTCCAAGCATCTTGTTTTAATGTTATGCCGGTCTCGGCAACGGTTATGCTGTCTCCGATAAAATTCAATAGCGCGTCGCACGTTACATCTTTATCCGCTAACTCTATACCGGAGTGAAAAGAGACGGTACCTGTTACCGTCGTCGGCGTGGTAGTAGTATTTATTTGGGCTTTAGTTACCGGGTCGTATACGCCCATAACGTTAACCCTTGCATCGCCTGAATTACCTATAACACTATCAAAGTATGGAACTACAATAGTTGTTCCACGTTCAACGTAGTGTCGCACGTCAGAGTATACAGTGGATAGCGAGGGGTTAAAAGCTACTTGCATCCTGATATCTAAATCGTGTGACGTCGCCGCTACTGAAATAAAACGCAGTTTATAAAAGAAATTAAAGCTTTTAGTTATTGATCCGATGTTGACGTTAGAGGCATTTATAAGGGTGCTAAAAGCCGCCCCGTTTCCATGCACCCCCTGTAACACTATAGGAGAATTAATGTCTTTATTTATCTGTGTTACCGGGAAACGATTTAAAGATGTTATAGAACCTATCATGATTATTTGTTTTTTAAGATTGTTATTAGATTACCATTTTTACAGCACCCACCCACATCAAAGTATTATCGGTTTCCGTGTAGCTATAAAGAGTTGTTTCATTTCCCGGCGCTCCATTAACCTCATCATTAAGTACGAGTATAAACGCGGTATCACTAAGTACGCCCTCTATATGCGCTAACATGTCCTCATACGTAGCGGCAGTTATAAATAACGGGTATGATTCGAGTTGAAAATATAGGTCTGCTATATCTGCACTCATAACGCCTATTTGAGATTGTAGTGATAGGATAGACGCTTGAAGCGGCGACACAACCGAATCTATAAAACCTTTATCAACCAATGTACGGGCGTTATAGTTGGCGCTATAGTCCGTTGCATATTCAATCCCGCGAGAGTTGAGATCGTCACGTATGGTAATTTTATTAGCGTCACCTATATTAAGTTGTTGAACCTCGTTACCCGCTTTATATAGTACCTGCAAATTTACCGACCCTCCGGGAGTACATGAATAAGACATTTCTTTTGCCGTAGTAAATATCGCTCCTCTTACCGAGGTAGTAGATACGTAAAAGTTTGCCTCGTCCCCGGTGGTACTGTTAGTGCTTATTATACTTGCATCATCCGGGCTTATCCGCAATGTAGATTCGGCTACCATTCCGCCCGCTTCGTCATTCTCATAAGAGTTTAAACGGACGCGGTTACCTTCCACGGTTAACGAATTACCGGATAATATTACCGGCGTTTCGGTAGTAGCGTCTTGCTGTACCACTTGATTAATTATAGACCCGTCAACTATGCCGATCTCGGTATACTGTTGATCGGTCATAGGGTCGCCGCGTAATAAGCGGGTATCGCGGGTTAACCGACCTTTAATGTTGTCCTCGTCATCGTCATTAAGTCCGAGGTTAACACTATTACCGCTGCCTATATAGATACCGTTCCCGTCAGTCACAACCGGCGGCGGAGGGAGCGGAGCGGGTAACGCGCCTCCGCTTGTATTTGCAGTCTTGCCCCCTAAGAACCAGCCGATAGCCCGGCTCGTCGTATCTTCGTCGCGGCTTTCGCACCCGGCATCATTGAACTTCTCTTTCAGGTATTTAATGAGGATGCGTTTAAAGGCATTCGCTTCATTCTCTAATTGATTACGGGCGTATTCCAATTCCTGCGGGCTGATAGATGTAGCTTGCGAATCGTTATACTTCAATACCCCTTTATCAGTTACCCGGTAATGCAGGTTGATTAACAGTTTTAGTAATACCGCCCGCGATAGAAACGGCTGTATGTAGTCGAGTAGCAGTGTACGTATATCCCCGGTAAGCGGTACCGGCGGATCGGCTTTAGTAGCGGCTACCGCGTCTAACAGTTGAGAGTATAATGTATCGCCCGTGATCTCGCGGAGGTGCGAGAATTGGGTATCATATATAGATTGGGAAAGTACTTTACCATCTACATTTAATTGTATTAATGAGTTCTCCTTAATCTTGTCCTCCGATATAAAGAGAATACGACGAGTTATAGACATGCTAAGATTATTAAGAGTTATGAATTATTTTTTCTTTACGCGTATAGAACGGAACATGTGCCTACAATGCTCTTCAGTATTACCCGTATCGGGATTATGCCACCATCCGCCCGCGTGTTTAAATACATCATAGCCGAAAATACTACTCATAGCCTGTATATCCTCCCGCGAGTATAGCTTATTATTGTTAACCATTTTTACGCAAAACCCGCGTGAGGTTGGTAGCAAGTCCGCGCCGTCCGCTTCAGGACGTTTAACGTATTCATACTTGGTAACGATAGCCCCTTCCGGTATGTCTTGCGTCTTATCTACGGACACTTTTATTTTACCGTCTTGAATATCTATCTTAGCGACACCCGCTTTTTGTATCGCGTCAAACACTCCCGTAACCTCTTCGATACTTGTGCCGTAGCCCTCCTCGTTTAACGCGGTAACTAACTCTTCAATTGACATACCGCTGATATCGTCGTTAACTATCTTTTGTGTTAAGTCGTCAATACGGTCGAAGCGTATGCGTTGAGCACTTGCGGCAAGGTGAGAACGTACCGGCTCTCCGTAACTGATAATAACGAAGTCATCTTTTGATAGACCTAAATGGGAGACGCTATTAAAATCCCCCTCTTTTAACGCCCTCTTTATCCAGCCTGTACGATCTTTGTTTTGTTCGGTAGGCTTTGCGGTTGGCGGTACGGTTGCGGTCGCGGGCGTACCCTCTACCGGAGGAGTAACGGGCTTAATCGCCGTTGTAGTGTTGGCGAAGTTAAGCGGCTTTTCTATAAACTCAACGGGCTTAGTAATTATCGCGCTATTAGCGAACAGTCTATTAAAGGCACCCTCTAAAGTCGTCCGCTCCTTGTCGATGTACGTAGCTTTAAAGATCGCGTAAGCCGTTTCTAATTCAGTAGCGCCGCCCAATTGCCCCTCGGTTTTTACGCCCATGAGCATAGGGTTAGTAACCTGATGCGCAATGAATATATCGGATTGAACCTTAGCCGCGGTAGCGAGGTATGCTTTGTCCCACTCGCCCGGAGATAGCGCCGTTACTTCCGCTTTCTTACCGTTGGGCGATTGCCAATCAATAATCATTTTACCACCTGCTTCCCCGGTGTAACTATCTGTTAAAGCCTTTTCGGTTTCCTTCTTAGTGTCTTCGTCTACGTTGTTACCTAAGAAAAAAGTAATAATAGACGATGGGCTAAAATGCGTCTTAATGTTAGCATGATTAAAAGTATTAATAGCCGCGTCTGTAGCGATACCTTTAATACCCGCGGTATATTCGGGAGCCGGGTAACATATATTAACGCTCGGTAAGTACCCATCGAAAAAAAATATTTTCGAGGTAGTAAGTTCATTCTCACTCGGAGGGCTATCCGCGGCATCAAACTCTATTGATTCGCAAAGGCCACCCGTCCAATTTTCCCGGTACCAGAATTTTGACCTTTCCATATTGGTGCGTACCAAATGTCCCGGAATATGAATGTATTGTACGGGTCGACCTAAGCGGTTATAGACAACCTCTACGGCGAAGTAGTTAAACATCTTATAGTCTAAGATACATTTATAGATCGTAACCCCTATAGGTTCCTTAGTGTTTAACGGTTGATCTATCGGCTTAGGTTTTACGTTACCCTCTTCATCTACGTACGTCTCACCCTTATAGCGGAGACCGCCGCCGTAGATGTATGTAGCTTTGTTATTTACTACCGCGGCATGCGTAGGACTTTCAGAATAGAGTAAAAGTAAAAAGTCCGGGTACCTGTTCATTTGTCCATAGGGTACCATGACAGATGCGCCGTAACGTTGATAAAGTTGTGTCGGTTTAGGTAAGTCTGCTTTCGATAAAGCGACCTGGCCTATGCGACGTACTTCTTTAGTTTTTGATTCTGACATAACAATAAATTTTTAAAGTTCGAGAACAATGGTTTCGTTATCTTCAGTGTCTAAAGAAACAGAGGGAGAATCTACATTATCAATATATATCTTTCCGCTGTCTAAAACTTCGCCCGCTCTTTCCGCGGTACTGAATAGTTTGTAATCGCTAAACCCGTTTTCGAGTGCCGCGAATAATGAGGTATCTACCGTGTAAATATTATAGTTAGGATAGCTCTCCCCGGTATCGGCACCTAACGGGATTACTACCTTTTTATTATTGAAGGTATTGACCGCATGTAGTTCGAGCGCGGACGCATCCGCGACGATAGACGATACACTAAGTATAACTCTCGTAACTGGAATATTTGTTTTAACTGTTATCATGTTTCGATGTTTTAAAAAAGCCGCCGTTACAATCGCGGCGGCTCTGTTTAATGATACATGTGTTTTTCTTACGGTGCGGGTAAAAGTAGGTCGGCGATTAAAGCGGCGTCTACTTCCGGGAACGGCGAATCTTCATTGCCCGTAAAGGTAAGCGTACGGCCTTGTAAATCCCCGGCGGCTATTCCAGTACCACCGTCCGCCGTTGTAAGCTGTAAGCGCCCGCTCAATCCTGCTGCGAAGTACTTGCCATTAGGCGTACGTACGATAGCTACAATAGGTTGATCTATTACGGAAAGAATGAAGTCGCGGTTATCGACGTTCAACTTTTGTAAAACAAGCGTCAACGTTTGAGTAAAGTACGAAGAGCCATTTTGAATGTTCTTTGTGAGTGCCTCGTTAAGCCCGCCGGTTTCGGGGGGCATTGATATTTTAACGAATTTCTTAGTAGTCTTACGACCTATTTCACTAACGATACCCGCGGTCATAGCGTATATTTTGCCATCAACCCCTAACGCGTCGGCATCATTGAAACTCATAACTAAGAGGTCGTCCGCACCGCCCATAATTCCCGCGGCGCCACACTCTTTAATAACCTCTTCTAATGATAAACAAGCCATGATTTTATAATTTTAAAAGTGATTTAAAAAATAAGCGGGTAACATTTTTACGCGCTACCCGCTTTAATCGCGTCTAAGGTTTCTTACCTTTTATTAAGGGGCTACCTCTTCATCCGGCGTAATGTCCGCCTGTCCGATCTCTTCGGTAAAGATTACCTTAATACCTACAGAGAACCAAAAATCCTGCATCCATACATCGTTATCGTCACTGTATTTCAATGTCGCTTTATCTGTTTCGTTATCCCCGTCGAGACCGAGACGTAAGTTAGACAAGCGAGTACCCACTACAAGGTGTTTACCGTTTAACCCGGCTACAGGTTCAAGTAGTGCGAGGGTGCCGTGTAGTCTCTTATTATCCGCCGGGATATACAGGTTACGGTTTGCCATTTCCATAAGGTACAATTCGTAATCGTCTTCGCCTAAGAACAAGCGGTAATCTGCTTGACGACGAATGTCAATACCCTGTTGGATATAGAAGTGTTGCAACTTCGCCCAAACGCTTGTGCCGACTACGGTAGTCGGTGTAACCGCGGCAATCTGTTTAAGAATACCGTTAGTCCATCTAAGGTTCCCGGTAGGCAAGGCTTTGTCTCCGTTCCAAATCAACTGTTCGACAACGGCTTGAATCTTTGCGGCTCGGCGCTCCATGATCTTTGTAACAAAGGCGCTATCGAAACCATTTTCCGGCGACGTACCTTTAACCGCGAACTCCGAAAAATATGTATTTTTCAAAGCTTTAGGGCAAAGGTTCTGTTGATCCTTAGCCGCGTCTACGACGAGCAACTTATCAGCTAATCTTACATCGCCGACCGGGTTACGTCCGCAACCGCTACCGTCTTGTAACACTACGTCGGCATCCATTGTAAGGATCGCCGCGCTACCTTTTACTCCGGTTTGTACATTGCCGGAACTGATAAGCAATTGCGCCGTTTGCGCCCCGGCTACGGCAAGCATTGCCATTTCACTGCTTATCATTTCTACGTGGGCGCTTGCGCCCGTCATATCAAAACTCATAGTTTTAAATGTTTAAATGGGTTAGTAAATAAAAGTGGATCGTTTAAAAATATATGTCGCGATATTCGCTTAATCTTTCTTCTCGTTACGCTGCATTACTTTACCGAGCGCTGTAGCCGTAGCTTGTCGCTTTTCCGTTTTAACCTGTTCATTCTTTTTTGTCGCTGACGGGTTAGTGCGAGAACCGCCCGCGGGGGTTGTGTCGTTAAACGCGGTCAACTCTTTACCGAGTTCGGTAAGTTGTGCAGACATAGCAGTGTATGCCTGTTCGGCTTTAACGGCGGCGTCAGCTTCTTTCGAGAGCGTTGCGTTAGCTTCAATAACCATCGCTTTAATTTCTGCCATCAAAGCCTCTAAGGCTGCGACCCGTTGAGTGAGTTCGTCAAGACCCGGAACAGGGGGCGGCGCCTCTGCACCCGCGGCGGGCGCGGCGGCTCCCTCTTCAGCGGCTTTAACTTTTTCCTCTTCTTTCGCGGCTTCGCCTTCTTTACCCGCTTCGCCTTCTTTACCTGCTTCGGTAGTAGTCGCGTTTTCCGCGTCGCCTACTTCAGTAATAAACCCGCCTACAATAGTAAAGCGGAAGCCGTCGGGTAGTTCGTACGTGCCGTCTTCAATTGGGGTTAATGTGCCGTCGGTAGCTTTTCTCTCGACCTTGCCGCCTTTGGTGCGGTCAGATATAACTACCTCTTCCGGTTGGATAAGGGTAACCCCTTCCTCCGCCGCCATAAGAATGCGGCTTAACCGGGCGAACAGACCTTTTTTCTTTTGTACACTCATGTTAAAGATTTTTGAATATTAGATAGTTCTTTAAAAATTTCGTCAAAAATAGTACAATTAATTTTATTTTCCGCCTGCTTAGAAAAAACTACCATACCCTCAATGCTGAAACCGTTAGCCCGTCCCGCTTTCACCTCCGCCCATACCTCCGGGCTTTCCACTTTAGCGCCTAAAACCCATGACCCGTTAGGGAGGTTGAGACCCGTAGGAGACGGCATACCGCGCGAATCGTCTACGATGTACGATTGGTATATGTACGTCTTTGCCGGGGTGTCCGTATGCTGCATATTGAGATTAGCCTGACTACCTTTTTTCATGAAGATTTGAGCGGCTTTACGGATCGCTTCAGGCGTGAAGGTCAAGTAATACTCTTCGCCGGTTTTATCGTCCTTACGGTATATCTCTAAGCCGGGAATAAGCGCCGCTCCTAATAACTCCCTTCGCTCTTCAGATACTAACGCTATAGGGAACGGTTCGCGCTCTTTCCGTACGTGAGATCGGAGCGCTATAAAGTTGCTCATAATAGCCGGTTCAGTGACGAGGGCTACCGCGTCGATAAAGCTATTCTCTTCGTCGATCTCGACGGAGTATACGGGTAGCTTCTTTTGTGTGTCTGCCATGTTATATGTCATTTAATGAGTTAACGAAATTAGTCTTTTGTTGGTTATCCTGTAAATCTTTATCGCTGATGTAAGCCTTAATAACTTGATCCTCGGCATTCGTTACACGTACATCTATTACACCGCCGCCCGTTTGTCCGGCATCCGCCGCACTTACAACCGGGGCGCTCGCATTAGCAATACTCGACGCGCTCGGTACGGAGCCTCCGCCCCCACTACCTTTACCCGGTACATTCACCTTTAATATTTGACGTATGTTATTAAGCCCGGCAGCTACGGCGGCGGCGGCTGCTAATGGCCCTGCTATTTGTCCGTAGATCGGGATAGCCGAAGCGGATGCGTACGCCTGTGTAGCCGCGAGGTAGGTAGAGATAGTCGCGGCTGAAACGGCAAGCGCTTTACCGGCAAGTGTTTGATCTCCGGCGATGGAAGCAAAGGTAGACGCGGCATTAGCGGCGACGCCCAACGCGTCTACTTTGGCTTTCGCTAATCCGTCCGCTAATTGCTTCTCGGCTTCTACGCGTTGCTGTTCAATAGTAATCATCTTCGCCGCATGCATCGCGTTTTCTTTTTCTAACTCCTCGTTATTACCTTGTAGTTCTGCGAGACGTAGATCATGCGCGGCTTTCTCGGCTTCTAACTCCGCCGCCCGGATAGCAGCGAGTTTATCATATGCCTGTTGCGGTTCGTCTTTTTCGTTTGGTGCGTTGCTCGCGGTAGTTGTAGTTAGAACGTTTGCCGTATCGTTAGCGAAACTCGCGAGGCTGTTTAGTTTACCCGCCGCTATTAACTCGCTATCACGCTGCTTCTCGATTAACTCCCTTTGCTTATCGCTTGCAGTTTTTAAAAGATCGTCGTAATACTTGTTTATCTCTTTTTGTTTAGTGAATAGTACGGTAGCGTTCCGGTTTTCTCTCGCTTCTAAAGCGTCGGTAATGGCTTTGTCATATTTTTCATTTACTTGTCGCTGCTGCTCTGCGAAAGCTTCAGTAATTTTTATACTGTCTTTACCGGCTTTATCTGCGAGAGCTTTTTGTTTTTCGTAATTCGCTTGTAGCGCGGCTAATTCTTTATCTCGCGCGGTGTCGTTTAAGTTCTCTAACACCGCAATCGCAGCGGCTTCGTTCTTAGCGACCTCCTCTAACAGTGCTTTGCGTTCGGCTGCTGCTTTTTCAGCGGCTGCCTTAGCCTTAGCGTCTGCTTTGTCCGCCGCGGCTTTAGCTAATTTTTCTGCTTCGTCTTGCGCTTTAAATTTGCGTTGGGCGTCTAACGCGAATAGTTCATTAATGGCTTTCTTTTTCTCCGCTTCATTCTCTGCAATGTATATCCTAAGATTGGCTTGCTTATCCTCTTCCGCTAAATACTCCTTACTGCCTTGCTTTAATAACTTCATTCGCATCTCGCTTTCCTCAATCATCTGCTTTGCACGATCCTTATTAGCTTTATCTACCTGATCCTTCCGTTCCTTATCCGCACCTTTTTGAAAGTTACCTACAGCGTCCGCGCCTTTCTTTAGGTCTTCCATCGCTTTTTTAAAGTCTCCTTTGATGATATCTATAACCGCTTTAATTGGGGCTATTATAAACTGAAGCACGGCGTTACCTACTCCAAAAAATATTTGCTTCAGCTTATCGAATGTTTTACCGAGATCAACTCCCGCGGGTAGTATGTCTTTAAACTGTTCTTTGATTTCATCAAAGTTTGTAATTAAATACGTGAGTGCTGTAATTAGCAAGCCGATACCGAGACCTTTAAGTGCGAGACCGAAACCCTTAGCCGCGCCGTCTGCCCCTTTGAATGTAGCGATACTCGATTTAATAGTATCGGTAAAACCTTTGAAGCTGTCTTTAATATCACCGATGCTACCGAGCGCATCCGTAAACGCCATAATACCCTGCAATTTTGCGAGGGTCTCCGCGGCATCTTTACCGCTTTCACCCATGAAGGCCATCGCGCCGGTAAAACCTTGTATAGCTGTAGCCGCGCCCTTCGCGATACCTATAAGCCCGGCGAATTTATTATCCGGGTTGAATGCTTCGACTACGTGATTTAACTCCTCTTGTTGATCCCGTAATTCTGCGAGGACTTGCACTTGTCTACGGTACTCTTCGGTATTAGCTTTGCCTGCTTGTTGTAAGGCGACCGCCGCTTGTGTAGCTTCTCTTATTTGCGATTTAAGACTTTTAACTCCTTCCGCGGGTACGCTACTTGAACCGGTCTTTTTTAACTCGTTTTGTATTTGCTTTAGAGCGTCCTCTAATCCGGTCGCATTGCCGTTAATATTAATGAGGATTTCGGAGGTATTCTGTTCGTCTGCCATGTCTTTAGATTGGTAGTTTTTGAAGGGTTACGGAAGATAAAGTTTTACTATTGGTATACTCTACCGAAAGCAACTTATAATAAGCCATGCCCATACGGTTAAAGTTTATGAAGATCGGTACGCGCAATGACAAGTTATTAATATCCACTTCGTTTAATAGGGCTTTAAGTTCAACGGTATGTAGGTTAGGGCTGGTGAGTTCTGTAGTTTGCGCTATGTAGTAACTGTAATGATTCAACACGCTGTAATAGTCCGCGGTAGGAACGAAGTAATAATATTGAGGTGCCGCAAAGTGAATGTCGAAGATCGGGATTAAATCGGTAGTCTTACTCGTTACCGGGTGAAAGATATCATTGTAATCGCTAAAGAGATAATTACCACAAAGAGCGTACCACTCTACGCCGAAAATGTCATCAGGTTCCCACGCCCCGGTGCTTCCATCGCCGCCCGATGGGTTCCAAAAATCTTCTGCGACTATAGAGGCGTTCTTATCGTAATACACACCGCTGTAATAAAGAAGACGTATATTACTTTTCATCTTCTCTTTAGTCGCGAGAGATATACCGCCCGAAGCTATAATAGGAGTTAGACGACTAAGACCCGGCATACGCGCGGGAGGAGTAGCACTAAAGATAACGTCTACCGTTTTTTGATCTACTATACCGAGACTATCGTTAAATTTAAATGACCCGTACACGTCCCCCGTTT